TTATGGATTATATAGATGATATGTCTTTAGCTCTACCTAATCAGCAACAGGTTGGAGAATCAAATATAGATTTTAAAAGATTTCAATATTATTTAGGTTTAGGAGCTTCTAGATCTTATGAAAAAGTTTCCAATAATTTCACTATTACAGACAGAAGAGTAAAACAAATTGCTGTCAAAAATCAATGGCAGGACAGAATAAAAGCTATTAATAAAATGCTAAATGAGCAGATAATTAATGAAGTTTTAGCTCAAGTTGGAGAGACTGCTAGAGATATAGCTGATGAATTAAAGCCATTAATTTTTAAAATAATAAATGAAATAAATGAAAGAGATTTAGCTTCAATGAATCCTACAGAACTTAAAGGAATATTGGATATCTGTTATAAGATGATTTCTCAGATTTATGGACTAGGAAATCCTCAAGTCCAGGTAACACAAATAGAATATCCACAGATTAAGTTCAAGTGGGATTGGGAGCAGGATGATGAGCCAGATTATTGAAGCAACTCCTCCTGATCTACATTCTGGCCAATTAGAAGTAATAAAAGCACTAGATGAGAAAAGATTTATTATTGCAGTATGTGGAAGAAGATGGGGAAAAACAACTCTTAGTTTAGTAAGTGCTGTAGATCAGGCTCTTAAAGGACATAAAGTCTGGATTATCTTTCCTGTATATCCTCAAGCTTTAGAAAGTTGGCTTAATCTTAAATCCTTAGTTAGACAGCTTCCAGAAGAATATGCAGAAATTAGAGAAGTAGAAAAAAGAATTGTATTAAAGAATAATGGATCTATTCAGATTAAATCAGCTAATAAGCCTGAAACTCTTAGAGGTGCAGGTGGTATATCTTTAATTATCTTTGATGAGGTTGCTTATATGAATAAAGAGACTTGGGAAACTGTGAGGCCAATTCTCTCTGATTCATTAGGTAAAGCTTTATTTATATCTACTCCTAATGGCATGAATTGGTTTTATGAACTCTTTGATAATGCTAAAAGAAGAGATGATTGGGCAGTATTTCATTATCCTACTGAACAATCTCCTAGAATAAATAAAAAAGAATTACAACAAGCTAGAGAAGAATTAGGCTCTTTAGTGTATAGCCAGGAGTTCTTAGCAGAATTTACTGAAGTAGGACACATGTTTAAAAGAGAGTGGTTTAAGTATTATGATGTTATTCCTGGAGAAGATCCAGAATATGTATTAGGAGATGAAGTAGTTAAGCATTCTGATTTAAGTATTTTTGGAACTATGGACACAGCTTTAAGCACAAAAGAGACTGCTGATTATTCTGTAATAATGGCAGTTGGAACTACTCCTAGTGGTAAGCTATTAATAATGGATGTATTCAGAGCCAGATTAGAAGCTCCTGATTTACTCCCAAAGATAGAATCAATGATAAATAAATGGAATATGTCTTGGTTGGGGGTAGAGGATGCTTCTTTTGGTTTAGGTATTATTCAGATGGCTAGGAGGCAGGGTTTGCCAATAAAGAACTTAAAGGCAGACAAATCAAAAATTAGTAGGTCAGTTCCTGCAGCTGCAGGTTTAGAAAATGGCACAATATGGTTTTTGAAAAATGCTAAATGGCTTGTAGAATTTGAAAGAGAATTAACTAGCTTTCCATCATCTGGATCTCATGATGATACAGTTGATGCTCTTGCTTATGCAGCAAGATTTGGAATAGTTAGAAAAACAACTTGGAGTGTAACTTAATTGGGTTTAACAGATAACATTAGGAACTTCTTTAGTAGCCAAGAAGTCAATACAGAGAAAAAGAGCTATAACAACTTTCCTACTTCACAAGTAGTATTTCCATTTAATTCAGATGCAGGATTCTTTAGTGGAGTAAATCAAATGAGTCCTGAGGGTAACTCAGCAGCTTTAGCTTGTTTGAATGTATTAGGTACTGCATTCAGTGAGCCACCATTAAAAGTTTATTTAAAAAATGAAAGTGGAGATGAATATATTTATAATCATCCTGCTCAACTGCTATTAGACAATCCTAATCCAAACATGACCTCAACATTGATGAATAACTACATTGTTACTTCCATAGCTGTATCTGGAGATGCTTTCCTACTTAAATTAAGAAATGATGCAGGAGCTGTAGTTCAATTAGTTCCATTACTTCCAGAGATGGTTGAAGTAAAAGGAAATAATGAAGAGTTAATAACTCATTATGAATATAAACAAAAAGGTAATTCTCTAAAGATAAAGCCAGATGACATGATTCATCTAAGAGAGAGAATAGATCCTAGAAATCACAGAAGAGGATTATCTCCACTTAGATCAGTTATGGTTGAAGTATTAGGAGATGCTGCAGCTTCACAAATGGGAGCAGCATTAGTTAGAAATACAGGTGTTCCATCAGTAATCATTAGTCCAAAGAATGACTTATCAATGACAAGTGATGAAGCTGAGAATATTGCAGAAGTATTTGGAAGAAGATTTGGAGGAGAAAACAGAGGTAGGCCATTAGTTATATCTGGTGGAGAAGTTGATGTTAAAACACTTTCATTTAGTCCTAAAGACTTAGAAATTGGAAAGCTTAGATATATTAATGAAGAAAGAATATCAGCTGTTTTAGGTGTTCCTGCAATATTGGCAGGACTTGGCTCTGGACTAGAGAGAGCAACATATTCCAATGTTAAAGAGTTAAGAGAGTTCTTTACAGAACAAAAACTTATACCTATGTGGAATCACTTTGCTAATGAATTCACAAAACAATTATTATTAGAAGATTTTGAAGATAATACAGATTACTGCTTTAAGTATGATATCTCTAATGTAAGAGCTTTATCACAAGATGAAGATGCAACTATGCAGAGAATAGTTACAGGCTTTAATGCAGGGTTTGTAACTGTTAATGAAGCAAGACAAGCTAATCAATTACCTGCTTTAGACAATGGAGATTACTTTGTAAGAGATATGACTATTGCAGAAGTTCCTGTAGATGGCTCAGAAGTAACTATGTATCATGTCACAGAATTTGCTAGTTCTGATGTAGTAGAGGAAAAAGAATTAACTGCTATTGATACAGATGCAAAGATGATACAAGAACAAGATGGACAATATTGTGTTATGTCAGAAGATGGATCTAGAAGTTTTGGTTGTTATGAAACTAGACAAGAAGCTGAGGAGAGATTAGCTCAAATAGAACAATACTCAGATGATGATAAATATGGAAAGCCTAAGAAGCCAAAGAAGCCTAAAAAGCCAAAAAAGAATAATAAAGCTGTAGAGAATGTTCCAGATTATATACAAAAGAATGCAGCTAGAGGTTTAGAACTCCTGGAATTTGCAGGTAGTGGATTAACAGATAAAACAAAAAGAGAAGCCAGAGATATGGCTAATGGAAAGATTTCAGATAATAAAGTTGTAAGAATGGCAGCTTGGTTTGCTAGGCATGAGGGAGATTTAGATTCAGAAGCTGCTGATGATTATTTAGATGGAAAAGGAAATCCAACTCCTGGACAGGTGGCCTGGTTGCTATGGGGTGGAGACATAAACAAATCTAATAAGATGAGAGCTTTTAATTGGGCTAGTAAAGAAGCAGAAAAAGTTCAAGAAGAGAAATCACAAGAGTTTAATCTTTATGGATGGGAAGAGCCAACAACTAAATTCTTAGGACTTCCAACTGTAAAGCACTATAGATCAGAAATAGAAAAGAAAGAACTATGGGAAGCAATTAATGGACTAGAGAATGTTTGGATGGACTATATGGCTAATATCTATGCAAAAGAATTAAATAGACAAAAAAGAGGATTAACTCAAGTTGCTAAAGGTAGTAATAATTTAGATGCTTTGGAAACTAATGTAGATTTATTCTTAAACAATTCTAAGTTTGATAAAGAACTATTACCTCTGTTTTATTCTCTTGGGGATGATATGTCAGTTAGAACTTGGGATAATCTTTTTCCTGCACAAGATAACTTCAAAGCAGCAGATCCTGTTGATTTAGATGTAACAATACCAGAGGAACAAGCAGTAAGAACTGTGTTTGGTGCATTAGCAGCAGGTGCAGTTTTAGATCCAAGAACATTCAATAAAATAGTTGAGGGTGGCTTTTATAGAGGGCAAAGAGAAGTTCCACCTGCTGTTAAATCATTATTTCAAGATGGACAAGCAGCAAGTTTTGTTCAAGAAAATGCAAAAAAAGTAATGAATGATTTAAATGCAACAACAAAAAAGAGAATTGCAACACAGATAACAAATACTATTAAAGAGTTTGAAGATTTAGGAATAGTAAATCCTGTTGCAGGAACTCCAGAGGGAGATAAGTTTTTTAATGAGTTAGCTAAGAGAATTAATACACAGCTTGGAGGACAAAGTCTTGGCAGAGCTAAAAATATAGCTAGAACAGAAGTTGGTAAGGTTAGTTCTTGGAGTCAGCAAAGAGCTGCA